TACGACCATATTCCTGGTGGAGATTGGATGACTTGGAGAGATACAACAGAAGGAGAAGAGCAGTAATGTATAAATGGGGACCAAGAAGTTTAAGACAGATGGAAAACATTGACCCAAGACTACGCAAAGTTTTGGATGAAGTAATTAAACATGTAGATTGTAGTGTAATAGAAGGGCATAGAAGTGAAGAAAGACAAAATAAGTTATTTGAAGAAGGTCGTACAAAAGTTAGATTCCCCAATGGTCGTCATAACTCTAATCCAAGCAGGGCTGTTGACGTGGTGCCTTATCCTATTGATTGGGATGATAGGGAACGGTTTCATCTTTTCGCTGGTTTTGTTATTGGTATTGCTAAGTCTATGGAGATAAACCTTAGATGGGGTGGTGACTGGAATATGAATTTTGAAGTGGATGATAATAATTTTGATGATTTTCCTCACTTTGAATTAATTGATTAATGTATACGGTAAATATAGACCACAAAGGTGTAGGGCCTACTACATACACTATATACAGAAAAGAAGAGGCAGATAAAAAGGGTATTGATTATGTATACTGGAAAATGGTTCAACCTGGGGGATATGCTATATCTGATGATGATTACGTTGCTAAATGCATTAATCGCAAGGAGTATCCTTCTAATCATGACAAAGACAATATATATCTCAGGTTCCCATGGGGTTACACTTTTTTTAATCCTAAGTATACTTCTAAACAATTAAAGGTATCAGGTAGAAAGACTAATACTACTATGACTGGCAAACCTATGCTAGAAGTAAAGTCTAAGCAAGATATGATGAAAAACCTTGCTAAAGCCTACTCTGTTACATGGGACTATAATTTAGCACTAGATATGGTGCTTGGTAGCTATACGCCTTCCGAATTTAAAAAATGGAAGCGTATGATGAAAACGGAGGTTTTTGAGAAAATGATAAAAGAAGAACTAGCTGATTTATTAACAGACCATGGACTGGATAAAACATATACCTTAGAGTTATTTGCTAAAGTAATTAGAATGGCTGAAGATAAAAAAGATGTTACGAATTTATTACGTGCTGTAGAAAATTTACAAGGTATGCACGGTATGAAAGAAAAACAACTTGTTAAAACAACTGAAAAACTAGAAGCTATAAGTAATACTAGGCTTATTGATGAGCTTAGAGAAGAAGAAGATAAAATTGTAGCAACTAAAACTGTAACAGAGGAGAAAGAATAATGCCATACGGTAAAGGTACATACGGAAAGAAAAAAGGTAGACCACCTAAAAAGAGCAAAAAAAAGAAAAAGTAAATGCCAACAGATGAAGAAATATTACTAGAAAAAGGCCAAGACGAAAGTTTTGGCTTTGGTGCTTTAGGAAAAGTTGGTACAGGAGCTGGTCTTATAGGTGCTTCTACAGCAATGATGAGAGGTCAAACTCCTGGTGGTATTAGAAGGATGACTGCAGATTATGCTAGAAACTTTTTACCAAGCTTTTATTCTACATCTGGATTAGGCAGATTAAGCCCAACTTTAAATAAAGGGTTTTTATATGGAAAAGAACTTGCTTCTACTACTTTAAAAATAGGCAGAGATGCTGCTTATGGTATAACAAATAGTGAGTTTTATAATAAAACAGGTATATCACCTACACTAATACAAAATATAGATGAAGTAGATTTAACAAAAGAAAAAGTTATACAAGATTTAAAGGATAATAAAATAACAAAAGATGTTGCTGTACGTGAAGTAAAAAATTCTCAAAAAAGAATGTTATTTAAAGCATCTAGTGATAAAGCTAATCAACTTATATTTTTTGGAAGAAGTTCTAAAGAGTTAGATAATCTAGTGGGTGATATGGTAAAAGAAACAGACACAAAAGATTTTATAAAAAGTGTAGGTCATTCTAAAAATAGTAGTACAAATAAAAGAATAGGTAATTATATTTTACAGCAACAACCTCCTATTAGAAATAGAAACCTTGCAAATGTAGATATAACAAACCCTAATAATTTAAAATTTATAAAATATAAAAATGTTCAATATGGAGATGTTTTAAGAGGCGCTCAATTTGATAGAAATGCTTATAATGCTATGTTACAATTAAAAAACTCTAAAGGTAAGGGTAATTTAATGAACTTAGCATCTAGTTTAAAAAATGTAAACAATGCTACTGTGATAGGTAATAATATTGTATTTTCTATTAGCCCAGCTATAAAGAGTCAATATGATTGGGGTGGGTATAATGCTGTAGGCATTTGGAATAAAAATAGCCATGATAAAATAAGGTTTATTGCTACTGATGTACCTGATACTCCATTACCTGGAACAGGTGGAAAAGTACCAGGAATTAAATTTGTTGATTCTAAAGAAATTACAATAAGTAATCCTAAAGTAGTTGAAGAAATGAATAGTAATAGCCTTAGAAAGATTAATCCTGCTGAACATGAAAGAAGAAGACTTGCTGCTTTAAAAGGATGGGAAACAAGAAGAGCAAATTTAAAAGGACAACAATTAAATTTATTTGGAGATACGTATAATAATATTCAAGAAATAAAAGGCACACGAGGAATTGAAAAGCATAGAATAGATAAATTTAATATTTTAAAAAATAAAAGAAAGAATTTTGCAGTAAGCACAGCTACTAAAATGTCTAAATTAGGTAGAAGATTACCTGGTGCATTAGGTATAGCTATGACTGCTTGGGGATTATATGATACATATAAATCTATGAAAGAATAATGGATTACGAAGAACAATATAGCCAAATGCAGGCTTTAAAAAAGCTACGCAACAATATGGCACTATTTGGAAAGCATTGCTTTCCCACAGCACTGAGAAAGAGTACACCCCCCTTCCATAATGATGTGTACTCTGCCCTCGCTAACGACGACAAAAGGAGGGTGTTAATTGCAGCGCCCCGTGGTACAGCCAAGTCTACAGTTACCACCCTCATCTTCCCTTTATGGAAACTTGCGTTTAAAGCGACTAATGAAGATTTATTTATGGTTATAATATCTGAGTCACAGACTCAGTCCATAAACTTTTTATCACGTATTAAATATCACCTTACTCATTCAGATAGATTTAGAGCTATATTTGGAGACCTTGGTCCTAGTACAGCGCAACGTTGGACTAATAACGATGTAGTACTTGCTAATGGCGCAAGGATTATAGCTGTAGGTACAGGACAAAGAGTTAGAGGATTTATTGAAGGTGATACAAGACCTAATCTTATTATAGTAGATGACTTTGAGTCTGAGCTAAATGCATTTACACCAGA